ATCATATCGGATAAATAATGAGTACCATGTCAAGCTGTTCCAGAAGTGTGGGCCCACCCGTCTTGTCGTGTGTTGTGAACGTACAGATTTGTGGGCGTTGTGCCGGGATTTACCAACCACCGTTGTGCGCAGAGTGTCGCACTGTTGCCGTTGAGAGACATCATGTCTCACGGCGTGGTATTGTCATCGCCTGCCACTGCCGTAAGGTAGTTGTGTTTACAGGCCGGAAATCCGCGGTTGGTCGTGTCGGGGAGTGTTTGTGTCCTGCTCCTACCCCCGCCCGCCTTTATGGCGGTGTGCGGTATTTAACCGTAGGTGGACAACTTGTGGGTTTTCCCGACGACCTCCAAGCCCTCGCAACGGGCGGTGTCCTCCCAGTGTGGGAGTTGCACGAGTGGTGGGTATACCAAGACCTCAGCAAACCGCAGGATCATCAGCGGCAGAGCGAGAGGGACACTCAGTGTCCTTATTGGCGCCCACTACCCGTCAACTGCGTGTCAATCGAAGCGCGGCTTCGACAAGCCATGCAGACTTACAACGACACAGCGTTTGCGAGACGAGTGGTGGAGGTGAGCGCAGAGAGTGGAGGTGGAATTGCTCAATGCGCGGACGTACATGCTGCCAACATTTCGTCGATTCCAATGCCTGCGACTGTCCCAGTGAGTGCTACCTTAGTTGGCACAGCACCAGAAAGTGCTGTCTCTATACCAACTGCCTTTGTGCTTCCTGGTGATTACATTCTTCCAACAGAATTTCCAGTCATTCCTCTCCATTGGATTGAGGAAACTTGCGGGCTACTGGACGATAGTAGCGTGTGCGGCTTCTCCTCTGAAAGTGACGAGTCAGAGGAAGAACTGAGTGTCTCTCAGTTCCGAGTTTGTGGCAGTGTATGCAGCTCCGGGAGTGACGATCCCATGGGAGACCCTGCCACAATTCCCAGCTTAACAACTTTGCTGGATGAGCGTCGATTTGTAGATTGCCTTGGGAATTTCCATCGTGTGCGGTCCTGTCATCATTATCCGCCTGTCCCAAATCGTAATGCTACCTGGCTTGCGCCTGCACGCAAGCAGGGCGTCCCCGCCTTCCCTTACCCTAGCCTTGCCCCTTTTGTGTTTGCTGGAGGGGTGCCTGAGGTCGAACCTAGTGCACCAGACCTTCCGCCAGTGGTTTCTACTGGCGTACAAACTGTTAAGGTTGTTTATCCGGTTAGGGTTAAGCGTCGCGCACCACTGCCCCCGTTGCGTGTTGTGAGGTGGGTTGAGCCAATCGTTGCCAATAACGCAGTCCATAATCCCACTCTTGAAGACCATCAATTGTATCGGTACCTCGTGGGTCAGGTTTTGTTTAAACCACGTGATCTGAGTACTCTCTGCTATCTAAAGCAGCTTGCTTTAGATTGGTTTGAGAGGAAAGGGTTGCAACCTGACGTTGAGTTGATTACAACCATCACGATTCAACTCATGGGGATGACTGATGCTGAGAGTGCGGTTCAGGAGAAACTGTGGCATCGGCGTAAAAGTCTTAAGCAGACTAGACGAATGTGGGGGTTAGGCCGGAAGAAGAAGCTATTCTGGCGAGCGCGCGGATGGATGGGGCTGCAAACACACTGGCAGCTCCCCACCACTGCTATCCGGGTGGGAAACGCGCGCTAGCCGTTCGGCGTTGTGAGGTTTCAGCAGGTGACCTCGCCGACGGCTGCTCCATCTTAAAAATACCTGCATTGAGCACCATAGTTTCTACGCGTGGTGGTGCTGTGTTGTTAGACAGTCAATATGCATTGGGCACCGATCATCTGCCCATTCATGGTTTTTTCGCGCATGGTTTAAGGTTTCATGATGTTCAGCTGGAGTTAACCACATTGGTTAATCGGCATTTGGTTGTTCGACCAAATCCCTCTGGCCTTGCGCTTAAGGCTATGACCGACTTCCTTGACCGGTATGTTCCGCCACTAATGCACAGATTTTCTGCTGCGGAGGTGTTGAGTGGTCGTACTGGTTTGAGAGGTCGTCGTTATTTGCGTGGTTTTGCGCAGCTGTTTGCCAGAGGATTGCGTCGTGCTGATGCGAAGGTTGAGATGATGCTTAAGTTGGAATTACATCCAGTTTCCCGGTTGGCCAATCGTGAAGATCGTGCCATACAATATCGCAGTGTTGTTTACAATGCTGCGTTATCCAAGTATCTTGTTCCCTTCGAGCATTGGTTTCTACGTCAGTCCTTTGGTAATCGCGGGTTTCCTTGTGTTATGAAGGGCATTAACAATCTTGCCATGGGCCACATCATTTATGATGCTTGGCACCAGTTTCAGCGCCCCATGGCGCTACTTCTTGACCATTCCCGTTTTGATAGTTGTGTTTCCTTCGACCATTTGAAGATTGAACACCAATACTATCGTGCTGCGTTCCCACGTGACAGGCGTCTTGCTTGGCTGTTAAAGAAACAACTCTGTAATTATGGCGTTAGTCGTGGCGGTATTGTTTATCGAACGCGTGGTAAGCGCATGAGCGGCGATGTAAACACCAGTCTTGGTAATACCTTGATTAATCTCGCCGTCATGCGTTGCGTCCTGGGTGATGATGGAATTCTTTTTGTCAACGGTGATGACAGTGTCTTTGTTTGTGAGCAAACTCCGTATGATGATGGTCAGCTTGTTTCCCAATTTCGATCGTTTGGGTTCAATACGGATGTTTTGTTCGCTTGGCGGTTGGCTGATATCGATTTCTGCCAGACGAAGATGTGTGTTCTGTCCACCGGTCCCCAGTTACTGCCTAATCCCATGAAGGTCTTGGATAAGATCTGTTTGAGTGCTCGTAGGGTCCCCATTCCTTTACGTCTTGGTCTGCTCAAAATGAAATGTCTCAGTGAGCTTTGGCAGACATACAATTGCCCAGTTTTATCAACTTTACTGTGGCGTCTTGCTACCTCTATTCCGGATAAACCGCGATTTGAGTCTGATGAGGATTTGCGCGTATTTCGTGCCCTCTCTATTCATGACTCTTGCGAGGAACCAGTTTACGACTCCTCTGATGCTGCACTTTATTGTGCATCTTTTGGTATCTGTGAGGAGGTGTTATTCAACTGGTTCTGGCCTTCCGTGAGTGAGGAATGCAAAAGATATAAACCGATTATTGTGAAGAGTAAAGAATTCGTCCCGAATACAGACATTGTTCGTGATATTGACCCTGATTCAAGGTTCCGCGTGTTAAGTGATATTATTTGGAAGCCGCGTGAACGTTTTGCTAACGAAGCACACCTGAGTTGGGAGATAAAAGTCGACTGTTATTGATTCGCCATGGTTAGGCGCAGGCGTAACCGGCGCAAGAAGGTTGAGGTTGTTGTTGCCAAACCAGTCTCCAACCGCGTTTCTCGCGTTGTTGTTGAGAATGGTGTGCCTAGGTCTCGCAGAAGACGTGGTCGAAAACCACGTTCTGCTGGCTCTGGTACAGGGGTTACTCCCGATGGTATGCAGTTTCTTCGTTCCGTTATTGCTCCGTACGACTTCGCGCAGGAGGGTTGCGCTGGTGTTCCTGACGAGTATGCTGGTCCGGCGTTTGTTGCTGTACAACGTATCGTAGCAACTTTCATGGGTGATGCCGTTAATGACACCTATATCGCTGTTATGCCCACCCCACAGATAGCTTATTGGACTTGTAAAACCAGTTCATTGGACAACAATTCAATTTTTGCTGCCTCAATGTTTCCTCAGCAGGTTGCCGTTAGTTCGAGCCGTGTTGCTAATACCGTTGGTACTGCTTCTATGATTCGAGTAATTGGCCTTACTGCTGAAATGAAGTCCATTGGCCCTCTGTTGACAACTGCGGGTGTTGTGCGCGTGCGTAAGGCTGAGGTGCGGCTTGCCACGTTTAATAGGGATGTTGTGGTGCCAACGGTTCCCCCGACTAACATCGTTGAAAGTTCGCTTATGCCTGAAGGCCTTGTTACCAATTTTGCTGGTATGACTGCTGCCCCTCACTTTGAGTCACCTTTTCGTGATGGGTTTTACACCAGTGCAGTTCATCGAGGTCCCTGGGCATTTGCTGAGCCGCTTGATATTGAGGCGCGTGCAGGTTTGGCCATCTTGTTACCTGCGGCGTCTGTTGGTAATTCCACGGATGGAGTTTTGAGTGTTGATACTGCCACGTCAGTCTTCTTGAATGGCTCGCTTGATTGGTTCGATCCGGCGATGCAAACCATATTCATAGCCATTCCCAAAAATGTTGTTACGAATATGTACACTCTTGAAGTTCTTATGACGTGTGAAATCAAGCCAAATGCTTCGTCTTTCTTTGCCAATCTCGTGAAACCAAGTCCGCTTCACGATCCACTTGCGCTTGATATGTATGAAAGGCTTGCTGATGTTATTCCTCATGGAGTTCCAGCTGCCAAAAATGCAGATTTCTGGCGCACGGTGATTGCTTTGGCCAAGTTAGGTGGATTCTTTGTCGGCAAAGTGCCTGGTCCTGTTGGTTTGTTGGGAGTTGGAGTGGAGTCGATAGCTCAAGGGTTGGAAGCGTTGGCGTTCCCCGATGAGTGAGTTTCCCTTGTTTGCATTAATGGTCGCTAATGCATCCGGGTTTTATGGTGACTAGTGATTTAAATCCCTGTTTCTTGCATCCCACTGCTCTCGTGGGGTGTTGCTCGTTTGGTAG